ATTCGATTGATATTGCCAGATGTGATAAGCCGTCCTTGAGGATCAAACCCATTGGCGATCGCTTCCTTCTCAAACAGCGCGACAATATTCCATCCGGTCATTAACTCCATGTGAAGATGAAGCTTGGTATTAGGTCTGTTGGCCGCAAATTCACGGAAGCCCTTTATGGTGAGGTCTATTCGTTTTCTTGGGCTGTTCGTATTGGCATTCAGGACGATAAAAGAGTCGGGATCTAATCCTAATGCCTCTCGCGCTATATTGCGATCGATGGGATAAAAGGTATTGGTATCAACGCCAAGATTTAGGATGTCAATGGACTGCTCGACTCCCGATTGTCGGAGTTGGTCAACTCCAAATTGGGTATAGGTGACTAGGTGATAGGGCTTGAGCAATTCGGGCTGAACGACAAAGCTTTCGGCGTCCACAGGGAAATATAGGACAATGGGAATCCCTAGATCCTTGACCGTCTCGGCAGCCTCATGGATAATCCAAAGATCGCTATGGAGAACAATCACATCGGGCTTAATTTGTTCGGCAAGCGATCGCAGTCTGCCAACACCTAGGAAGTCGCCGCCAATGATAGCGGGGTAGATTTTGTAATCATAGGGGTGGGGATCTCCAAAATAAGAAACGCCGATAACGTGAATATCCCAGTCTTCGTTCTCGCTATAGAATAGGCGATCTAGCAGGGAATGGGTGACGCGGGAGAAGCCAGTTGAGGCACAGGCTTCGCCTAGATAGAGTAGTTTTGGCATGATGGCTTAATATTGTGGGGTAGTTGAATAATAAAAGTTAATTCCATCTTGTGAGGCTAGATAATAAGAAATTATGTCGCCGCCCTCTAATATTTGTCTGCGAATATCAGGAGGTTTGCGACGTGGGTAGTAAGCAGAATAGACCGTCCCATCCAGTGGGCCATCAATCAAATGGACTACATATCGCATGGTTTTTCTAGATAGTAATAACAGTAAGTGATTTCCCCCCAGTCTTCCGTTTTAAATAGCTTATATCGAAGAGTCCTAGGGGTTCTTGAGATTTCGTTTTGAAGGATGGCATCTTGCGGCGGGGTGGATAAAGGTATTCATCTGGGGCTTCGATCGGTAGCCACTTACCCGCTTGGCAGCCGTCTACGAAATTGGCTACATATAGCATAATTTCTTTATCCTCCCAAGTAGTATCTTTTTATTATATCTTCCCGATTGTTCAACCAATCACAAACCCGCTAGAATGGGGCTGTAGTGATATTTTTATGGATTTTTATGGATCTCGAACAGGCATTGGCTCGGATTGCTGAGCAGGATATTAAAATCAATCACCTGACCGTAGAGAATCAACGGATAGTTGAGCATAAAAACAAGTTATTGGACGAAAAAAAACAAGCAACCGAGCGGCTTCGGGAATTAGAAAAATATTCTACCGAAGAAGTCGAAGACTTGATTCAGTTTAAGCAGGAAGCAGTTGCCGAGAAAGCAGCCTTTGAGCGAAAGCGACTTGAGGAAGAAGGGAAGTACAAAGAACTGGCTGAGCTTGAGCGACAAAAATATCAGCAAGAGTTGGCTGCGGCACAGGCTAAGCTTCAACAGGAAAAGGAAACTGAGGCACAGCGGGCTAAGCGACTTGAGGAAGAAAACCTTAAGCTCAAGCTTGAGAATCCTATCCTCAGTGCATTGGCTACTATCTCCGACTTCCCTAGCCAAATCTTTAAACTTAATCAAGACAACTTTGCTCTGAACGATACAGGAAAGCCAGTCTTTCGCGATGGCCTAACCGATATACCAATCAAAGAATGGGTAGAGTCCATCGGCAACAAACCCGACCTCGCCCACTTTGTCCGGGCATCCGGGGCACGTGGTGGTGGTGCGCCTCCAGGAGGATCTGGCGGTGGTCGGACTGTGACGACTGGCAACCCATTTGCTCGTGGGGCAGATTTTAATCTGACTAAGCAAGGCGAACTTATGAGGAGCAATCCGGCTGAGGCTGCTCGGCTTAAGAAGGAGGCTCATGGCTAGGCGGGATATAGGGGTCATCGAGTGGGATTGGTTGCCAAGCGATGACCTTGCCATAGGATCGCTCAAAATCACGACCATTGCCAGTTAGCCACTTGGTTCCACGATAGGCACGATGGGCAATGCCAACGCGAAGATCGGGGGCGACAGTGGGGCGATAGGTGACTTGGCATTCACGCACCAAGTCACCCGGCAACCCCTCCTCCACCGGAATCCACCGGGGCTTGAGGATGTAAGGGACGGCATTTTTAGACGTCCCCTTATCCCATTCGGGAAAGTCTGGGTATATGTAAATTTCTTTGGGTGGTTCAATCATTTGGGGTCTCCTGCTGAATATGAAAACAATCGAGGTTCGCCACCTCCCCCCTTAACGGCGAAATTTATTTAGCCATCGCCAGAGCCATCGCCATCGCCATAGCCAGAGCCATCGCCAGAGCCATCGCCATCGCCATCACCATAGCCAGAGCCATAGCCAGAGCCAGAGCCATCGCCATCGCCATAGCCAGAGCCATAGCCAGAGCCATAGCCATATCCATCGCCATAGCCATAGCCATAGTCATCTCTAGGGTAAGAGCAAGAATAAGCAACCTTAGTGGAATAATGCAATGTTCTCATATCTACCCCGGTACAAAAATAGGGGCTGATTCAATGGATTCGATCGCCGCATCAGATGCGGGAATAATTTCGTCAACCTCGGAAACAATTTGCTCCGGTATTGTGGATGTAATTTTTGAATTGGCCTGAACGATCCCATGAAGTGCAACCTCACTTAATGAAATACCCTTAACCGTATTCCAGCGCCATAGGCGACGGCTATTTTTAACAACAACCGTTTGATATGCTGGATCGTAAGCAACAAGCTCCCCAAAGTGATTACCTGCGCTATAGCTGCGGATAATTACTTTTTTGCCAATATACCGAGTTGCAATTGTTGATTTGTTTTCCACTGGCAATAGTAGAGATTGCAGTTGCTTTACCTGTTTGACTGTTAGATCGTCAATATTAATTTCCATGAATTTCCTTGTTTTTTTGAGATGATTTTACTAATCGCAGTCGCCAACCTGCCCTTAACGGCGAAGACATCACCGCGCGATCGCGGCAATCAATTGAGCCTTGGTCATCGATCCCCAACCCTTAACCTTCTGATCTTTAGCGATCGTCTTGAGTTCTTTTGAACTTAGATCATCGCGATTGTTGGAGTGGGCTGCGATGGGTTTCAATCGGATAATTGGCTTAACCTCAATTGCGATCGCCGATTCGATAGCGGCAGGTAATTCCATGGGCTTGGACGCCATTAACTTCATGGCCCTGAAATCTGCGGAGCGAACGAAACTATTGCGAGTCGAGATGTCAAGGATGCCAATGGTGACGATGATTGCGCCCCAGAGAAAAGCGATATCAACGCAAAGTGTGAGAGCGGTCTGTAACGTAGTGAAATCCATGATGTTTAGTTCCTTTATCTTGATTATGTAGCGTTAGGGCGTGAAGCGCTGCCCCCTATTAAATTTATACTACGCCAATCGCGATCTTGTCAAGGGGTATGGTAGTATCTTTTTAGGATAAGATAGAAAAGTTGCTAAGAGGATTGCTGTGTCGAGGATTCGTAGTAAAACCGCAAATTGGACGATAGCGGTGTCCAAAGTTCAAAAATTGCGACTAGATAAAGGCTTGACCCAGGTTCAGCTTGCCAAAAAGATCGGGGTGAACAAGGGGACTGTCCAAAAGTGGGAGCAGGAAGGGCGGGGGCAGGAGACGATCGCCCGGATCGCTCGTCTTTGCAAGGTGCTGGAGTGTAGTGTTGAGGACTTGATTGATGATTAGCGTTAGACCTTCAGTGCCAAGCTCTCGCGGAATCTGGATGGCTGGGTATCCAGGGCACGTAAGAAGATTTCCCGATCGTCATAGTGCTATTGCCTATGCAAGGAGTTTGGGAGGACGGTTTTATATTTACGACATAGACGGAACCTACTCCTTAGTCCAGTAAATTGATTGTTCAATCAATCGCGATCGCGCTAATATTGAATTAGGTTTGTGACCTAGACCCCGAAGCTGTGCCGACGGAAGCGCACAGTTATTGAGGTCAGCTATGGCTATTAGAATTTCGGATGTCATCGTCCCATCTATTTTCGATCCCTACATTGTCGAACAAACTACTTTTAGAAACGCCTTTGTAAACTCTGGCGTTGTTCAGTCCGTTCCCAGTCTATCTGCTGCCTCTGAGGGTGGAGACTTTGTAAATATTCCTTTCTGGGTTGCCAACCTTTCTGGCGACTTGGAAGTCTTGACTGATTCAACTTCCTTGACTCCCGGTCAGCTAACCGCATCTAATCAGCAAGGCGTTGTCCTTCACCGTGGTCGTGCTTGGGCTTCTCGCGATTTGGCAGCTTTGGCCGCTGGCTCCGATCCTATGATGGCGATCGCCGATAAGGTTGCTGATTACTTTGCTAACCAGCAACAGAAAGAGATCCTGGCTATCATGTCCGGCGTCTTTGGGACGTTGGCTTCCTCCTCTGGCGCTGCCCTGACTGGGTTGTCTTATATCCCTGGCTCTATCACCTCGATATCTCCTGGAACCGTCGCTAAGATGCGCTCTTTGTTAGGCGATCAAGGTGACAAGCTCTCTGCCCTCGCAATACACTCAGCGTCTTACTACGATCTGGTTGAAAGAAAACTGATCGATTACGTCAAAACTGGCGATGGTCTTTCGGTTCCTGCTTCTACTGCCGTCGGTGGTAGCACGATGGCAGCCTATGGCGGCGCTGGTTCCGCTGATGTTCCTTTCTTCTGTGGCCTTCGCGTCATCATTGACGACGACGTAACCAAAGAATCTTCTAACTACGGTGTCTATGGATTCGTTCAAGGCGCAATCGGTCAAGGCGAACAACAAGCATTCAACACCGAAACCGACCGTGACATCTTGGCCAAAGAAGACGCGATGTCGATCGACGCCCACTGGATCTATCACGTCATGGGAACATCTTACGCAGGTAGTGCTAACCCTAGTCGTGCAACCCTTGCGACAGTTGGCAGTTGGACTCAGGTTTATCAAACCAAAAATATTGGAGTTGTTCGCGCTACCGTTACCGCGAATTTCTAATTTAGGGCGTCAGCAATGGCGCTCATTTCTGGTTTATCCATTAAAAGGACTTCACTATGTCTATCTTTGACTCGCCTCCCATTGTTGATTACAAGCCTGTTGCGATTAATGCGACAGCAACCTTGACGACTGCCCAGTTATCTCCTGGAGCTTTTATTAGCTCTATTCCTACTGCTGGCACAACCCTCACCACTCCGACCGCTGCGATCTTGGCTGAAAGTAATTCCGATCTTGGTATCAACCAAGGTTTTACCTTCATTGTTCGCAACACAGCCGCCTCCGCCCTTACTGTCACCCTGGCTGGTGGGGCCAACGTTACCGACATCGGAACCCTGGCGACCGCCCAAAACTTTATCTCAGTCTACCTGTTGCGTCGTACCAGTGCTACCGCGTTCTCCTTGGTTCGCCTCAGCACTTCGGCGGCCTAATGTTTGGATTTAATCGCGCTAGGGAGCGCAGGGCTGCGATCGCGGCTATCCCACAACCCCAACCCACAGAGCCTTTACCCGTAGAGGAAAGCCCGGATGCCAGTAAGCCTAGACGCAACAATCGGGGGAGCAACAACCAACAGTTACCTACTGTTGGCTGAAGCCCAGACGATCATCGATTCCTGGATCCCGACCGAAGAGATTACCCAATGGGCGATCGCCTCGGTTGATACCCAGAACCGTGCGTTAGTTTCTGCATTTGAAAGGCTCGATCGAGAGGCTTTTTTCGGAGATAGAGCTAGTGCAACCCAGTCAGCCCAGTGGCCTCGTTATCGCGTTGCCAAGCCCGATCTTTACTCAAGCCCCACTCGTTATCGAAGATTCTATCAGCATTTCGGTTCTTATTATTCCGTTACCGAAATCCCGATCGAAGTCAAAAAGGCTCAAGTCGTAATTGCTCTTTACCTGAACTCTAACCCTTCATCCCTCGGGCTGGGGGGGTTAGAGCAATTCCGAAAGGTAAAGGTCGGCCCACTAGAGGTTGAACCTGTTCAGCCGCAAGATCTTAGACAACTCCCGCCCATGGTTGAGCAGTATTTGCGAGGGCTAAAGGCTGGGAGTTCAAGTATTTCTATTTTAAGAGGATAGGTCATGAGCGAAGCCGTTGGGGGGTTAAATGTCGTCACCGCTGGCAATACTGTGAGCGGGGGGCGCTATTGCTATATCTATGCCCCAAGTGCTGCGGCTGTTGTTACTTGGGTGGGCATGGGGCCAGGTATTCAGAATGCTACCTCTCTGTCGATTTCTTCGATGGCAGAGATCACTGGGTTATTTTCTTCTGTCACCTGCGTTTCAGGTGGCCCGATCCTTGTTTATACCAATTAGGAGGTTATTTTGACTCATCAATTTTCCGTGAGCGTAAGAAACGCTCAGTTAGACGCCTTTGAGTCTACCATCGGCACTAGCGCCATCATGCGTATTAGAACGGGTGCGGCTCCTGCAACCTGCGCCACTGCCGATAGTGGAACCGTGGTAGCAACTCTCAACCTCCCGTCTGACTGGATGGCTGCGGCATCTGCTGGCTCCAAAGCTCTTTCGGGAACTTGGCAAGATGCCTCGGCTGATGCCACCGGGATAGCAGGACATTTCCGGATTTACGATAGTGGCGGGACGGTCTGCCATGATCAGGGAACCGTCGGAACTTCCTCGGCCCTGACAACCAGCGCACTGACTGCCGCTAACTCCAATGTCCTGACCTTTGCGTCTGGCGTAACCGCTGGGCTTGTTGGTCAGAACGTTTCCGGGACGGGGATTCCTGCCGGGACAACGGTGATCGCAACTACTAGCACAACTGGGGTGACTCTTTCTAACGCCTCTACCGCTGGGGTTTCTAGCGCAACGGTCATCACCTTTGGCTTTGACCTGAACGTTGATAATACATCGTTCTCGATCGGTCAACAATTCACCGTGAACAGCTTTACCTTGACTGCCGCTAACGCCTAAGCACTTGCTGAGGATTTGATTATGCTAAGCTCTGATTGAAGATTTTTGATCAAGATTTTGGAGTAAATATGACGACATTACAAGACAGAATAAATCAATCAGACTTAGTGAATTTATCGGATTGGCAAATTGCCAACATCCTAAACGAGCCAGATCCTGCTCTACCACTAAAGCGGCAACCAGTAAATACACTTGATAGTCAGGTAATTTTACTTCGATCGGGAGATTGGCCAAGGATAATTCTAGCAAGTGATAATGTAAGCCTATCCGATGATATCAGGGGGTTAGCTATTACTTTGCGCGATACGATTCGCCAAGCGCCTACTATTGAAGCCCAAAAGTTGGAAATTTATACGGCGGTTTCGCAAATTTTAGACGCCCTTGTTTTAATAGGATTGATAACTAATCAAAGCAAAATTGATTTATTAGCCTTGGCTGAACGCACCCAATCCTGGGCAGAATACAATCAGATTGAAGTGACAGCGAGAACAGTTGGTTTAGCAAGGGGGAGTAATTAATGGCAGTAGCAAAATGGGCAACACCAAGTTCGAGATCGGCAAACCTTGCTGGCACGGCTATTAACACCCTCGCAAACGGCTCAGAGACACCGGCGATCAGCTACGATAATAGTACCAATCGTGATCTTTATGCAATCATCACAATCAAGTTGGGATCACTGACTCCGACGACCGGCGGATCTATTTCACTGCGTATCTATACAGGTGACGGCTCGGATGTTCCTGATATCGGAGGAGGTGCTTTCGATACATATTCAGCAGGGCTGACCACTGGCGCGAGTGCCAAAGTCCTGACGATCCCACTTGTGCGCCTTTATCCGTTTTCCAATATGCGGTTTACGGTCGTAAACAATGCTGGTGTCAGTACGGCGGCGAGTGGGAATGAATTTTATGTTCGGCCATACAATGAGGATGTAAGTTGATGCCCAGGGGTGTTAATCGGTATGATGAGGCGAAGCTACAGGGGCGGTTGTGGACGCCGAAAGTGCTGCGACCGGGTCTATGGTATTCCCCGAACAAGGGTGCGGTCGGTATTGGCACGGGCATATCTTCGCTGCAAGATTTGAGCGGCAACGGGCGGACGCTCTCGCAGGCAACCGGAGCCAAGCAGCCAGCATACGCTTCACGTGCGTGGCGAAGTTTCGCAGCGGCGCGGTTCGATGGCACGGACGACATACTGCAAGCGACCGTGCCAACGGGAATTTCTGACACGACGCAGTTTCTGGTCGGGCGTTTTATTTCTGGCGGCGCGAACGAGGACCTTGTTCTCGGCTATGGGGTGTCAGGTTCAACTGGGCGCGGTCGGTGGTTTTACCGCACCCCTGACGCGGGAAGGCTTGGCTTCGCCACGTGGACGGTTGACTTATCGGAGTCGGCATCAACAACTGTAGACATTGGCGGCGGCTATCATGTGTGGGGCGTGCGCCAGGCAGGCAAATCCCTGTTGCTATCTATCGATGGGGTAGAAGAAAGTAATAGCCTCGGGACTGGCACGCTGAGCACGACAAATTCCGCAGTCTGGTCCCTGGGCGGGGTAACGCCCGGCACAGTCTACTTCGCCAACGTGGACGTGCTGGAAGTGATCTCGTTTCCGGTCGCGCTATCCATAAACGATTTCCGAAAGGTAAACGGCGCACTGGCTTGGGAATACGGGCTGCAAGACCGGATGCCTGCCGACCACCACTTCAGCACCCGACCTCCGCTGATAGGAGACTGATATGCCTCTCCGCATTAGAGTTCCATCGCTTGAATTGTCCGCGACCCAAGGACAGGGATCATCTAGTCAAGCACTCAGTGGGGTAATCGGATCGGCATCTGGATCTTTGACGATCGCCGCCAATTCTGCGCAATCGACTGGATCTATTACCGGACTATCTAGCGGCTCCTTAAGTATTCGGGCAAGCTCAACCCAATCCACCGGGACGATGGCCGGGAACGCCTCGGGTTCTCTGGGAAACTCAATCACTGGTCAGTCATCACAGTCATTAGGCGCAGTCGGGGGACAATCTACCGGGTCATTAACGATCGTAGGGAACTCTTCTCAATTAATTGGCTCAGTCAATGGATCGGCGTCGGGATCATTGGCTATTGGCGCAAGCTCAAGTCAGCAAATCGGGACGGTAGCGGGGAGTGCAATTGGCTCATTAGGTAACTCAATTACTGGACAGTCTTCGCAAATCCAGGGAGCAATCAGGGGGCAATCTTCGGGATCTCTGGCGATCGCAGCAAGCTCAGTTCAATTACTAAATCCGACCGTGGGATCTGCTGCGGGGTCTTTGGCTGTTCAGGCAAGCTCAAGCCAATCAACTGCATTCGTTGCGGGAACCGCTACAGGTTCTCAAGGGGTCTCGACAACCGGGCAGTCGTCACAATCATCGGGGGCGGTAACGGGAATCTCGGCGGGTTCCCTCGGCATTGCCGCATCATCAATTCAAGCTCAAGGCGCAGTCACGGGTAGCGGGGTTGGCTCCATTGCGATCGCCGGATCGTCAACTCAACCCACTGGTTCAGTCATCGGCAACTCATCAGCGTCCCTGGCGATCGCGGCAAACTCCACTCAGTCGCAAGGTGCAACCGCCGGATCGGCATCGGGATCAAGCGCGGCGTTACCTCCGATCACGGGAACAGCGACTCAGTTAATGGGTGCGGTCATTGGGGCTGCGGCGGCGAGTGTATTGGTTAGAGGCAACTCTAGTCAATTGCTATCTGCCATCGTTGGAGCGGGTAGCGGATCAAGCGCGGCTCTGCCCCCAATCTCTGGAAATTCTTCGCAGCGAATGGGCGCAGTCAATGGATCTGCATCCGGCTTTAACCCCTTCGTCGTCTCCCCAGTTTTCTCGGTTGGATCACTCTCCCCACTCGATCGGCCATTGCGATCGGTTGCCAGTAATCTGATCGCCAAGTTTGGACATGGTGCTATGGTGATCCGATCTGGGCAACCCTATTACAACACAACAACAGGAATGGCAACAGAGCAGTCTTTGACCTATCCCATTAAAGGGGTCATCGAAGAGTTTGGATCTAGAGAGATTCAGTCAGGATTGGCTAGGGTTGGCGATCGCAAACTCTTGGTGGCTTCATCCTCGCTGACGTTTACTCTCAGCGAAAAAGACAAGGTTACACTGGAAGGAGTGACCCATAACGTCGTCAACATTGACTCCATTTATTCCGGTGAACTTCCCGCCGTTGTCACCCTTCATCTGAGAAAATAATATGCCCCCATCCCCTCGTCAGCAAGTCGCAAAGTTAACCGCCGATCTCGGAGATAAGGCGAATATTTTGCTGGGCGTAATTGTCTTAGAAACAGACAAGAAACTAAAAGAGCAGTCGCCCGTGGACGAGGGAACCTTTCGCGCATCTTGGCGGATCTCTGAGGGGGAAATTGATGAGAGCGTGAACAGCGAAGGGGATACGACAACTCAAAACTATAGCGAGAAAATAGAAATCGGAAAAGATTATTACCTGACCAATTCACTCCCCTATGCTCAGCGACTAGCAGAAGGCTGGTCGCAGCAAGCCCCATCGGGTTGGGTTGAATTAATCGCCTCTGGCATTGCATCACGGGCGGCACAAATAGCGGAGGATCTAAAGCGTGGCTCTTAACGATGTTCGGGCGACAATTGAGACTAGGATCGCGACAGCATTTCCCGATGTGTCAGTTTACTTTGGCAACACAAACACCAATCCTCCGAACGATGCCCCATGGCTCTGGTGCGCGGTGAATTTTGGGGATTCGGAATACGTCACACTTGACGGATTGGATTGGAACAATGGAGTCGTTTCTTGCAATGTCTTTACCCCCGTCGGGACTGGATCTGGGGCAGGGTTTGCATTAGCGGATCGCCTCAAGGCTGTGTTTAATCGGCTTCAGGTTGAGGGGGTTTACTTCCGTCCTGCAACGGGGCCGAGGGCGATCGCAAATCCCGAGACGGCGGCATGGTTTCAGTTAGCTGTTTCGATTCAGTTTGTAGCGGATGATTAATCCATTAATCACGCTATTATAGGGTTAGGTCTGTGACCCAATACCGAGGCTGTGCCAAGGGACTATAAACCTTTCGCATGGAGTTCTCGGTATGCCACCTATTCGTGGAGAAGGCGGGTCTGTTCAGTTTGGGTCAACCCCTAGCCTAGTTGCTTTCGTCAAAGAATATACTTTCACTCCCGCAAAAGGGGAGATAGACATTACCTGCTTAGGCGATCTATTTGGCAGGGTGATGGGTTCTGTCGTCAGAGGTTCTTTTACCGCCAACGCATTGTTTGACCCTGCGGCAACCGGAAACACAGCAACCCTGTACAAACAAGTTTTTCAAACCTCGGATGATGCTACCGCTATTGTCCGACTTTATTTGAATGCCACAAAATACATTGCATTTTCTGGGCTTGTCACTGGAATGCCCATCTCTGGAGCAACCCCTGGGAGCGCAATTATGATGGCGATCTCTGGATCAACCAATGGAACTATTGACGTTAGCAACCTGTAACCATGCCCGAAAAAACTCCCCAAACCCCTCCCGTTCGCATTATCGATCTCCTAAGAAAAGCCGATGGCTGGCAAGCCGGGATTCGATATCCTTATCAACTAAAAGACGCCGACGACAACGTATTGGCAACCCTTTATTTTCCCGTAAGGAGTCGGGCGGTAACGATTGAGCTTCAGACTTATGTCGCTGGTCTAGAACCCAAGAATAGCTCAGAAAGCGCGACCCATTGGCTTATTAAAACAGCCCAGTTAGAAGATGGAAGCCCAGCCTTTTCTATCGGGGATTTTAGTGATCTACGCGCTCAATTATCCGACAGTCTCCTAGGCGATCTAGAAGTGTTTGCCATCAATCCCTATAAAGCTCCCAAGAAGTCATTACCGGAAAAGATTGAAGACGAAAAAAAAGACTCAGAACCGAAGACTTAGCGCTGTTCGAGTTTCGACTGGCCAAGGATCTGGGGATGACTGTTCATCAATTAAACGCAAGCCTAACCGAGGAAGAATTAATCGGTTGGATTGCGTTTTATCATATCGAACAGGAAGAAATGAAGAAGCAACAAGAGGGCGATAATGGCGAACCTGTTTTCAACTGGGATTGAGATCAAATCTTCCGACGCTGAATCTGCACTCAAGCGGGTTTATGGGGGATTTGATAACGTGGCGTCGGGTGCGGAAAAGACGGCCCGCGCGATGCAGAATTTCGATGCCTCAGCCAACCGGGCAAGTATTGGGGCGAACGCACTCTCAACTTCGTTGGGGCAGCTTGGGGCACAGGCAGCAACTCAAGCTCTCAATGTGTTGGTTAATACCGTTTCCGCATTGGCAAAAAACATATTTGATGCGGGAACAACAACTGAAAAGCTTAAGACCCAACTGTCAACATTAACCGGATCGAAGATCGCGGGGGGCAGCGCATTTGATCAGATCGCAAAGTTTGCTAAAGAAACTCCTTTTCAGTTAGAAGAGGTTGCCAACGCCTATGTGAAATTGGCAAACCGAGGACTTGATCCAACCAACGAAAAACTAAGGAAGCTTGGGGATCTTGCGGCTAGTCAAGGGAAGTCACTTAACCAAGTTTCAGAAGCTTTACTAGATGCGACTCAAGGTGAGTTTGAACGTCTAAAAGAGTTTGGGATTAGAGCGTCAAAGGAAGGCGACAAGGCGACATTATCTTTTAAGGGATTGACCCAGACCGTTGAAAATACCCCTGAAGCTATAGAGAAAGCTGTCCTGGGTTTTGGGACACTAAGGGGCGTCATTGGAGGAATGGATGAACAGTCCAAGACTACCCTGGGTAAACTATCCAACATTAGTGACAGCTTTTTTAAGATCTCATCCAATGTTGCTGATGCATTAAACCCAGCCATTTCAGCCTCCTTGGATTTCATCTCGCAGATGGTCGATCCATTAGGCGAGAACAAAAACCTTTTTGACTCGATCAACGCCTCAGCCCAACGCTTTGCTGATTATTTGGCTGCCAATCCTGAATTGGCTATGCAAGCAAGCAAGGCGATCGCCGATGGGTTAGGGGCGACGATGACGGGTATCGCCAACGCCGCTGAATCGATCGGTGGGTTCTTTCAGAAATACCCTGATGCCATCGATCGCACCGTGACGGCATTGGGTCGGGTTTATAAAATAATGGAAACCCTCTATGGGTTGTCTCAAAATCTCGTTGCCCCCTTGACTGCTCCGGGCAACTTTGTGATGAGGATGCTATCCAACCCCGGAAGTCAACAAAGCAATCTTTCTCCTGGTGAACTATCGGCAGCGGCAAGGGCTAATGTGCTACCCGTCCCAAATATCCCTATTCCGTCCAGGGGAGGCAGGGGAGGCAGGGCACTCCCGCCACCTCCTCCCAACGTCCCAAATGCCGGAAAGAAATCAAAATCAGCCATTGATTACATGGCTTTGTCAGCATCGGCAGCCGCAGCGCTAGGAATTGACCCAACGTATCCACTGACGATCGCCCAGATTGAAGCCGCCAAAAACAAGGATGGATCATTCAATCCGCAGGGCATGGGCGGCAGCGGTGGGAAATATTACGGGCTATTCCAGTTCGGGCCTAATGAGAGAAGAAAATACAATATCGGCCCCGGCTCAAGTCGTCCCAATGCAACTCCTGAGGAACAGTTTGAGGCATACGCCCGGCTGACTGCCGATCGATTCAGGGGCGTTGGGATGTCCACTCAAGGCGCAGATCTTGAGACTCTTTACCTATCCCACAATCAGGGCAATCCAAGGGCGCCCAGAAATCGGGCTGATGGGTTTGGAAATAATGCCGTGAACCTGGCAAAACGGGCGCTTGCTCCCGGAGGCGACAGGGATCAAGCCATTCGTCGGTATGGCGGATTGCGAGGTATCGAGTACCAACGGCAAGCAATGGATGCAGCTAACAGGCAACCCGACTTTGATCTTGCCGGATACGGTGGGCGACCCTATGCAGATCTAATGGGTGAACCTTCTCCCGTCAGTACCTTCGATATTCTCAAGGTTGGAAACGACGTCTCTATCGAAGCCGCAACACAGGCAGGGATTGAAAAATTGAAGGTTGCCGAAGAATTAGCCAAAAAGGAGGAAGAGCGGCTTAAGAGTGTTGATGCCGTACTCAAGGGAATGCGATCGCAGACCGATGAAATGATCAAGCAACAGGAGGAAATTGCCAACGGTGGGATCTCAAAAGAGTTTAACGATCGGGCAAGGTTTATCAATGCAGCGGTCGGGGATCTAAAACTGACAACCGATGAAATGGACAAAATTAATCAACTAGGGGATAAATATTACAACACCCTGCTAGACACCAATCAACTGGAGCGGCAACGAGCCGAGAATGCGGATGCTAATAATAAAGCGATCGATGCTTACCTTGCTAAGCTTGACGAATCATTGTCCTCTCTCGGCGCACTATCAGCAGAGCAGCAAAAGGGCATCTACTATGCCGATATGTTTGGCGACTCCTTTGACCGGGTGTTCGATTCCATCATCACAGGGTCAGGCAGTGCGACTGATGCACTGTTGGGGATGCTGCGATCGGTGGCTTCAGAGTTGGCAAGCGAGGCACTAAGCCCATTGAAAGGATTATTAAAAGGCACTATCGCTGGATTGTTTGGCGGTGGATCGTCAGCACCGAGTTTCGGGACGGACTCGTTTTCCGGTGGCGGAATAGGGGGATTGATTGGTAGTTTCTTTGGAGGCGGTAGCGCAGGCAGCGGCTTTACTTTCCCTGGCTTAGCAGAAGGCGGGGTTATCACCCGACCTACCCTGGTCGCGGCTGGGGAGAGGGGAGCAGAGGCCATCATCCCTCTGAACAGAATGGGCGGCATGGGATCTGTAAATACCACTATCACGGTAAATGTTTCCAGTGATGGATCAAGCCAAGTCAGCCAACAAGGAGGGAATAACCTAGGACGAC